GTCTTTGGTACAGCAATGTTTCTATATGCAAGATAAGCTTCATCAGAAGCTCTCACGCTATCTAATAGCTTTGAGAAATATGTAGTTCTAAAGGTTGTTTCTACAGACTGGTCCATTTCAAGCCCAAGGTCTGTAACCTTTTTCTGCATCATTCCACCAACATCAACCATGCCAACAGCAAGGTTTCTGACAAATGGGTTTTCACTTTTCAGCATTCTGGTAACAGGATTCCAACCTATTTTCTCAACCCCAATACCAGTTTCCACTAAGGCTTCTTTTTCCATTTGAGCATAAGCGGCTTCCCTTGCTTTTTCAGGGCTTACACCAGCACCAGCAGGCCTATACAATCCTTCACCGCCATCACTTGTTGTTTTATTGGTTAATAGTTTTTGCTCTTGAGGTATAATCTTAGGTGCTTTTCCAAAAGCAACCGATAAACCACCACCAAGCAAACTAGCCCCTGCTAATATTATAGCTGTATGGCTAGTGTCTCTTTGAGTATTCTGGCTATCAATAAGCAACTGTTCTGGTGCAGTTAATGCGGCTGTAAATGCCGCACCACCAACAAAACGTCTAGTTCTATTTGCTGATTGCAATACCTTCAAAGGAGCAATAGGAGCAAATGTCGTTGGCGTTGCTAATCCAGCAACTAGCTGTTTGCTAACAGAAGGTGTAGAGTTCAAAAGCATCATGTCTTCTGCGTCTTGCTGCATTCTTTCATACAGCATCATTGATTCTGCTGGTGACTTAGAGTTCCTAAACCTCCAAGTACCGTCACTACCCACTTTGCTAATCAACTCTTTGTCTTGAAAAGGGTCATAATCTGCTACAGGTTGATACTTTGAATCAGTAGCACTAATCATTCTTACAAGAGATGGAATAAAGTTGTGCTGTCTAAAGGCAGCACCCCATACATCCCAGCCATCTTCATCAAAAACACGATAATCATACTCATCAGCTTCATTTAGCTTAGATGGTATTCTTTGACCGTATTGCTCACCATTTCCATAAAGCTGTGTATATCCACCGTAAATATCACCGGGAGTAGGCAATGTTTCAGACAAACCGCTATCTTGAGGAACTTCTTGAATATTAGGTTCTTCCATAACCTCTTCAGTTACAGGAAGCGTTTCTACTGTTTCAGCAGGAATGTCTAAATCTTCAATGACTTCTTGAGGGGGCTGAGCTGTATCAGCAGTTGGAGCAGAACCTAGACCACCCTCTTCGCCAGATATCATAGCTTCTTGTATGCCGTATTGCTTGTCTCTAGCTAACTCTTGTTCAAATTTTTTTTTTGATTCAAGCTCTGTCTCAGACATGCCAGATTCTACAAAGTCAGCTTCTAAGTTTCTTCTGGTATCGTAATCGTCACCAAAATCACGAAGATTTTTTATAGCCGCACCCCAATCATCTTCTGTTACCTGTCTCCAGAAGTTAGGAGTTTTTGTCTCTAAATCACCATACTGGAAAGCTACAGATGCAATTACTGTGGCTTTGTTTTTAGGTAGCTCCGCAAAGTCTTGTCCTGTTTTTGCTTTCCATTTAGATGCAAGATTTTCTGCGGCTTGTTTATGTGCAAACTCATTTATAGTCTCAGCTTGAGTTTGGCTTACTTTAAGGTTCTTTGCCATTTCTTGTGCTTCAGCACCTTTGAAGCCAAGAAAAGGTTTTAGCAAAGTTATAATATCTTCTGGAAGACCAGATAAATCTGACAAGTTTCTAGCACCAAGGTCAAAACCACTGGCAATAGTAACACCAGATTTACTGTTCTTGGCATTAGGAACATAGCCAGTTAGCTTGTTTCCTTCACGCTCTTCAATAAACTTCCAGTCAATATTATTCATCTTACCAGCCTAACTGACGCCATAAGTCAATCATGTCCATAAACTCATTCACCTCAGTTTCTGTAAGAGGTGCATCATCTAAATAGTTCATTTTATAACCACCAAATGTTTGGTTATATATACTAATCAAACCATTTAAACTTCTATCGTTTCTTCTTCTTTCAATTTGACGAAACACAGAGTTAATCATCGTTTGATCCATTACACCAATAGCAGACCAAACACGTTTTGAACGCTCAGATGTTAGTGAAGATAAAGCTTGATTGTAAGCCGATTGAGCATCTCCATCACCAAAAGCTTTTGTGTTTTTAAAGTTAAAGCTATATGCAGGAAAAAGCTCACGAACCTTTCCATAGCTATCTTTTAAGACAACTGCATAAGTAGGCTCACCACCGTATGTTTCGTTTGCTATATAATGAAGAGTAGGTCCAGGTCTACCACCAGCAACCATGTCCTGACCAACATTAGCAAGCTCTTCTCTTAATCTTGGTATTTCTTTAAACAACTCAGGATTGGCAAAAATCTTATCTTTAATATCATTGTCAATATCTTCAGGCTTTAGACTAATTCCTGTATTGCCAGTTGTTGCTTGTGCAATACGCAATATAGGGTCTTTTCTTAACTCTATTTGACCTGTATCTGGATTTCTCTGAAAGCCAACCCTTTTCCCAATTTGGCCCAAAACATCCCTTACTACTTCTGCTGGTACAGACATTGGATGTTTCATCATGGTATTATTGAACATTTCTTTTATAGTACGTTCAATAACAGGGTCAGCAATCATAGCTTCTTCTATGTTCATTACACCAGCTTCACCTGCCATTTGGTAAAGCATTTGATTGTCTTCTGGGGTAATGTTTGGCTGAAAAAACTTAAGAAAACCTTTTCCTTTAACAGCTTCAATAAATGCGTTTTGAAATACAGTGTCAAAATTTTCTCCACCATATTTTTCATTCGCTACAATACCATTTGCATTTCTGTTCATGTTTGGAGCAACAGAGTAAGCTTTCATGGCATTCTCAATGCCTAAACGGTCAATAGCTCTTAGAAACTGAACAGTGTCCATATCTAAGTTTCTATAAAACCTTGCTTCTACAAACTCCTCACGCTCACCTTCATGCTTTGCACGAATAGCCGACATACTCTGACCCATAATTTGCAAAGCTCTATTTGCATTTTCAGGAGTATTCTTTGCGTTTTTAAATATTACTTCCGCTTCAGGATGAATGAGTCCATCTGTTTCAACTGCAAATGCGGCTACAGCATCAACACTGGCTGTATAAACAGCTTCATCATTTGACAGCAAATTAAAGTCAACCAATTCACCATTAACGATTACTTTATCAAAGCCATTTGCTTCTACCATTGCTGCCATTTCTGTTGAACTTGGCATAATGTTATTAAGAGCTTTTTCTGTACCTTTATTAGCAAGCTTTAAGGTATCAAAACGTGTTTCATACAACTTGGCATAAGTTTCAACTTGGTTGATAAATTCTTTTCTGGTTGAAAAATAAGCCCCTTCACCAATTACGCCATTTGCTTCTAAACCAGCAATATAGGTTTCGTTGTTGTAATAACGTGGAGGGTGCGTAAAGCTAGACATAGCACCCAACTCACTTTGAATAAAAGCACCTTGCTTCATTCCACCTTGGGATAAAAAATATTGCTCTGCTTTTGCAAACTCAGCTCTGGCTTGAACTCCTAGTTTGTAGCTTTCGTTTCCTAATGCATTTTCATCTACAAGACTATTAATCAATCTCATAGACCTTTGAATATTATCGAAGCCACTCACTTCAGGATTTTGAAGGTCTGATAAAGCATTGTTATAGACAGCAGTGTTAGCTGTTTCTAAATCAGAACTAATTTGCTTTGCGTTAGAAACGCCTAATGTAAACAAAGTCGCCTGTCTTGTTCCATCTAATTCATGGAACTCATGGTCAGGATTATTTACAGCGTCTCTAATATTAAACTTGTTTAAGATAATATCTCTATAAAGATTGTGATAAATATTTGTAAGAAAGTCTTTTTGCTCTTTTTCTTGCGCTGTAGATATTGCAACAAGACCAGTCATTGTGCTGTTTAGCAAACTATCTACTGCTGTAGCATCAATGCCTTCTGATTGAGCCGCTTTCATCTTTAAGTCAGCAATCAATTCATAAGTTGCAGAAGTGCCGTTAATTTGAAAGGAACGCTCTACAGCCGCTTGAAATGTCCTGGACATGACAACTGTGTTTTGAGTGTTTTCTAGCTGTAGAATTTGCTCTTTAGATACACCGTCAGCTTCAAGAGATTGTTTAATTTGGTCTTGTTCTTCAAGAATTTCTTGAATTAAAAGTTCCTGACCTTCTGCTGGTAGATAATTTTCATCAACAGGACCTTTTGCAGTATGAACACCTAACTTTACTGAATTAGCTTTAAATGCGCTTACATTTTGAGATACATTGTACTCTTTAGCTTCTTTTTGTTGCTGGGCTAATGCTTTGTTTTCAGCAATTGTATATTCCGCTACAGCTTTAGGGGCTAAAGACGAATAAATTTCTGGTTCAAGAGTTTTTAACTCCTGAAGATAACCATCTAAATTAGCCCTAATCTTATCTGGGTCATTAGGATTAGCGTCTAATGATTGTTCAGCAGAAATCCTAATATCATTAGATGCGGCAGAAACATAGCTTGTTATAGCGGATTGTCTAAATTTACGAGCAACTAATTCTTGGTCTTTTTTAGAAAATAAAGATATTTCTTTGCCATAATTAAGATTTGTCAAAGGAACAAGATTATTATCTTTGTCGTATGTTACACCAGCAGTTTTGCCATCAATCTCAGCTTGACGAATGGCATCATTGTACTCTGACTTCATTATGTCAGTACCAATGTTAAATGCCATTTGACCAAGTTCTGTATAAGCTCTTGCCGCTTCTTTAAAGCCAGACAAATTAGGCATACCTGTAGGCTGGGTAAAGACCTGTCTTCCTTTTGTTGGTTTAAAAACCATTACGCAACTCCTGACCCACCTTGACTAATGCTATACCCTTGACCAGCAGCACGTCCTATTGCTGTAGTCATTGTGGCTTTTCCTGCCGCCCTAGAACCAGCCGCACTAATATCGTACTTTCTTCTATTGCTCATACCCATAAGCTTTATTGATGATATATCTGCCTTTGCTATATCTACCTCAGCTTTTTTAATAGCACCTACAGAGCCTTGATTTGGAGTAAGGGCAACACCCTGCGAAGACATGGATGTACCTAGAGAAGCAAGCTGTTTACGCAACTGTGAGCGTCTTTCAGACTCTTGTTGACGAGCCTGTATCTGAGCCATTTCAGCTTGCTCTTCGTAAGCTTTTGCTTCCATTTCATAGGCTGCTTTTTGTTGCCTAGCACCAGCTAAACCAATCAAAGCACCAGCAATAGCCATTTCTACGCCCATTACACTTCTACCTCTAGCAATAAACCGTTAATCGTTATGGGCAACGGTTGGTCTTGTGTTATTGTTACAGTACCTTCATTACCCCATCCTAGTAAATACACTTCTTTACGACCAGTAATAGGGTCAGGTTGATTAGCAAAGTTATTTGTAACCCTTCTAATCAACAAAGTTGTTCCTTTGGTTTTTACGTTAAGAGTTTCGTTTAGGTCTATTACTGCACGAACCACTCTACGCTTTTGACCAAAAGATATTCCATCTGGAAGCTGAAACTCAGGCGGCAAGGTCACTAACTCAGGAGTGTAATCTAAGCCAACTTCGATATTATCAACTGCGGCTGTAAGAGTGAAGTTACCGCTTGCATCTGTTGTGTATGTCCCCATTGCATAATTATCAGACTTAACTACAACCTGAGTATTTGGCAAATGTGCTACAGTCCAATTTGTTTTAGCTGTAGCATCAGTGTCTTTAATAGCACTGTCAGTGTGATAATCGTTGTCCAGAACTTCCAGTGAGGTAAAGGTGCTTCCATTTATCTGTCTTTCGCAGATAGCGTAAACAACCCTGTTCACAACAACATTGTTCTTAAAAGAGCCTTGTGTTGACCATTCAGCCCATCCCTGTAGCTGTTCTTTACGAATAGACATAAAGACAGGCATTTTGCCATCTTCATTAACAAGATAAAGATACGCTTCAACTTGGTCGGACGCTTCACGTTGAGCAACCATTTCTGTTGGAATGCCTATCAAATGAGGTGACAACAGTGTCAATGCATCAGCATTATATGCTTGGCTTATATCAGAGAACACAAACTCTCTAACAGCACCTTTGGACTTTGTAAGAAATACAACAGCACCATCAAACTCAACAGGAACAACCTCTCCACTGCCATAAGAGGTCTGCTTCTTAACAGCAATTGTTGTAGGTGTAAGAGGCTTGTTTTCGGTTGTAGGTACATAAAGCTCTTGCTCAGAAGTAAAGATAGCTAAATGTCTAAAAGAAGATAGCGACTTGATTTCAGATACTTGGTTTTCTGCAATCTGAATCTGAATAGATTCGTCATCCAATCCAGTACCCACATCAAAATTAAAGTATTCGCCTGTCTTCGACATAAACAGATGGTTAGGCAAATCCCTAGAACCACCGAATATCAAACGCTGGTCGTGGAACATTACGCTTCTTGCGTAACCGTGGCGTGATGAGAATACCTGTTCTTTCCAAGTATCTCTTGCATTTGTATTTGCTGGTGCTGTGTCAAAATGTCCAGTAATAACAGTTCCAGATACATAGGCCGTAATTTCAATATGATGAACAGTCCCTGCTGAGTCTGTAAACTCAAGCTCTTCACCTACCCAAGTGGCATCAAATATAGATGTACTAGCTGTTATGTTCTGACTGCCA